CCTGAAAAAAAGAGGTATATATTGCGTCTGCATCAACATCAAACGCATACCCCTGTTTTGTGGCCCTGTGTTCGCCTGTGTCGGCTTTTTCGTCCTCGGTGGTATCTGTTTCCGTTCCGCATTTATAAAACCACAGGGCGGCATCTAGAGCGTCCTGTGCGTTGTATGGATAACCCACAGTCTCAAACCACGGAGCAAGGAGCTTTCTTATATCCTGTTCCCCAGCTTGTGCCATGAGTTCAAACCGAATACCCGCCCGGAAATCTGTCTCAATAGGGTAAAACCGTCCCCTGATCTCCACCACTTCCGGGAGCCGGTCTAGTAAGATGTTCACCGTCTGCCGCCTTTGCGTATGGGCTGGGCGTGTGTGCCGTATTCCTTGGTAAAGGCTTCCTTGTATTCCACAGAAATAAAGTCAATAACATCTTTGACATCGGACAGACTGGGGTCATGGTCGCAGAGGGACATGATTTCTTCACCCGCTCCCTCTCCCAGAATATGATCAATGCCATCAAGAGAAAGGTTGTAAGCCTCATCCCATGCCGCCTTATCGTTTCCGTTGATAGCACGGAGTCTCTTTTCCATGTCTTCCGCAATGCCTAGAATACGGTCAAGCTCGTTTTCACTAAGGGGGAGTTCGTATCTATAAGCTCCAAAATCAAGAGTGCAAACACGTTTCTTGAAACTAAAAGTTGCCATTATGTATCATCCTTTCTAAAAAAAGAGGGGGCAAGCCGCCCCCTCGTGTGATTACGCAGTATAAGAATACTCCGTAGGCTGTGCGCCGGATTTCTTCAGTTCAATGTCAATCTCACTAGAGTTGCCAGCTTCGCCGGAACCATCGGAATTGACAATGATAGCGATCTCGCCCTGTTCGCCCTTGCCGTTGAGAATGTTGAAATAAACATACTTACGGACAATGGAAGAACCCTTGCCGTACTTGATAGCGTGGGACAGAGCAAAGTCCTGGAAAGTGTCTCCCATATAGCGGTCCCCGCTGACAGCAAAGGAGCGCTGGTTGCCAGTCTTCATGGTGGACTGACCGGCACGGATATAGGTTTTATCCTGAGTAACAGGGTTGAGCTGGGCATCAAGGCCAGTCACACCCATCTGCACAACGGCGAAGTTTTTCGCCTCGGTAAAGTCGGCGGCAGCGGTATCACCACAGTCAACCGCAAGCACCCAATCATCGGCAGTAACCCAACCCTCAAAAGCGGGGGAAGGAGTTTTGCCGCTCATAAGTTCGGTAAGCGTCATTTATTAGACCTCCCTTGGTAATATTCAAGTCTCATCTGGATCTGATAACGTGCCGTCCCATCCTCTGCTACCACAAACGGGTAAGCCGTGGAAAGGACTTCAATTTTGAGAGCCTTGCACCCATCATTCAGAGTGGGCAGCTCTCTGGCCCGTGCTTTAGCCTCAACCCATGCCGTGAAATCCTCAAAAAATTGGAGGTTGGCAAGGTTCTGGGCTATGTTCTGTTCATAGAAGCACCGGGACGAAAGAGCAAACTGGAATTGCTTCACGCATGACCCATCGTGATACCGCTTCACGACCTCTGCCGTGGGGATGGTATCAACGGAATAGGTTTCCGCTTCATTGTCCAGAAAATCAACATCAAGCCGCCCTTTGAGACCCTCATAGGTTTTTAGCCAGGTTTGCACCCGCTCCATAATAGTCATTTAGATAACCTCCCTATATACGCCTCAACGCTGTCCTCAATGTCTTTCTTTCTGTCAATGATCATTCGCTTTGTCCACTCTTTGCCCCGCATCGGGCCACCGTGATAGCTTAGTGATCTACCCGTGTACTGTTTAGGCGCTCTCCCCGCCATAACTTCCCCGTACCATTGATAATGGGCATAAGGCTGTGTATATGTCAGCGTGGAGCCATCGGACGATACAACAGAAGTATTTTTCAAAATGCCCTGTTGCATCGGAACATACGGGTCAGACAACCGCTTTACCTCAGAGGCAAGAAAGACCCTCACACGGTTGTCACTTCCAAGCCCACGGGATTTGAGAATCTTTGCGGTGTTAATGTTTGCCCGGATCTTCATTGTCCATCACACCGCCAATGGGGGAGCCGCCCCCGGTTATTCGCACCAACGGCAGTTATACGGAATTTGGCCCCGGTTATATCAGTCGGCTTTTCAACCGCCGTTATAACACCCTTGACAAGGTAATCTCCCAAATCGGGAACAACGCCGGTTGGCATCTGATCAGCCGGGATTCTGGCGGTATAACTGTTGGACGGTTTGGCCCCGTCCCCGCTCGTGGTTATGGTAGTTCTCTGATACCAACTAACCCCGGACATGGAATAGCATTTGTAACTATCCGTTTCCCCTTTGATATGCTTAACAAGGGTTACAACCTCATCTCCAAGAAGAAGCATAGTCACACCCCCGCAAAGCAAAGGTTAGTCCCGGAAAGATACACCATAGCGGCATCATGAATACGCTGTGACTTGCTCCGGGTAACGGAATAAGACCGGGAGACACCATCGTTGCTTTCGCTCACAATGTCCCCATCTTCCAGCGTGTTCAGCTCGTCCACAATGGCGCAAAACGCTAGTTTGCACTCAATTACTTTGGCATCAGCACGGCCAAAGGTCAGCCGGTTCAACTCGTACTCAGCCCGGACAGAGAGCCGGGTAAAATCATCAAGGGGGAGTGTCCCAAGATACTCCCCCGTATAAAAGGCGTAATCTGCCCGCATTACTCCCCACCACCTTTTTTGGTGGTTTTCTTAGAAGTCTTAGGTTTAGGGGTTTCGGCTTCCCGATACCCCTTAACCTTATACTCCGGGAGCTTTGCAGCCTTGATATTGCGGAAAACAGATCCGTTAGTGATAAGCATTTCAAGCCCCCCTCTCAAAATCAGGTAGCCTTGTGGACATAGATGCCGTTGACCTTGTTCTCGTAGGCCATGGCATCATGGTACAGACGGTACTGGAACTTCCAAGCGTCCTTGGTCTGGTTCTCATCAGGGTTGAAAATCTTAGGCAGAGCCATCTTGGTAGCCTGAAGAACAGCGGACTTGCTCACCATCATGAAGTTGATAGCGGAGCCGGTGTTGGCAAAGCCCCAAGCCTCAGAGCCATCATTAAGGGTAATGCCGGTGTAGAAACGCTTCTGAGGCACATAGATAATAGGCATATCGTTGTAGCCTTTCAGAATGCGGGACACCTGACCCTCGGAACCCCATTCACGGGAAACAGCACCCATGAGCTGCTTCTTCAGGTTGGAAGAGACAAACAGAATGCGATCTTCGGGCGCCTCGGCATCGTCCAGAGCGGCGGTAGCCTCATCAATGGCGGCAAGAGCGGCAGCACCATCGGCAAGAGCGCCGGTAGCAGAGCCAATGCCAGCGGTAGAGGCATACTTAGCAAAACGGAAAGCGTCCACTTCGGGCGCAACATGGAGGCGCATAAACTCGCTCATGGCAAGGCCGAAAGCCTGACCCAGAGTTTCCTCATCGTCCATACGGTCAACGGACAGTTCCTTACCACGCTCCTCGGTCAGCTTCAGAGCTTCCCAAGTGATAGACACATCACCCTGAGGATAGCCGGTCTCACGGGAATAGTCACCAAGGCCGGTAGTGGAAACCTTCATAACCTTGACGGTGTTAGCGCCGGTAAAGTCGGGCTTGGTAGCCGCATCCAGAACGGCGGTCAGAGAGGCCTTCTTGTAAAGACCATCAATGACAGGTACAAATTTTTCAGCGTAAGCAATAGTATTAGCCATTTTTAATTACTCCTTTTTTTCATCAAGTCCGGCACCTTTCATAAGTGCCGCAAAAAATGTGTCGGTTTTAGGGTCGCCCCCATGATGGCCCCCGGTAGAAACACGAGCGCCACTCTCTCCGGCTTCCTCAAAGAGATAGCCGTCTGTTTTGCGGAGGTTTTCAAGCTGTTCACTCAGCCCCACAAGTTTTTCCCCGTCCAGCTTCACAATGCTCATATCAAGAGCCGCTCTTGCCAGTTTGGGGTTTTTCGCCTTTGCCTCCGCTAGTGCCAAGCTCACAGCATTGTCAAGCCGTGCCGCCGCAATGTCGGTGTTATACCTGGTCTCCCAGTCTTTAGCGTCTTTCTTGAGCTTCTCAACATCGACACCATCAAACTTGGAGACCGTTTCTCTCAAGCCCGTAATGGTGTTGTTAGCCGTTTCCAGCTCTGCAACTTTGTCGTCAAACTTGCGCTTATCTACATAGCTACCCGCTGCAAGGTTCGCCAGTTTGACTTCCTTGTTGTCTTTGAGCTTTGCCTCCAACTGTTCCCACGTTAGGGCTTCAGCTCCAAACAATGCTTTGAGTTTTTCCATTTGTGATCCTTTCCCGGCCTGTAAATCGCTTTAATTTATAAAGGCGGGGCCGCTCCCCGCTGGGCCGTCCGTGTAGTTAAATGCCCTCACGGTGGGCGAATATGTATAACAAAAAGGAACCGTTGCAATTTTTGCAATAGTTCCTTTGTTATCGGGTGTTAGGCTGTTGCCGTGCCGGTTGCTACCTTTGTTCTGTCCCGCTGTTTCTTTAGCCCGGTTTGGTCTGTAAAATCTGTATAAGACTTATTCGCCGCCCGGAGCTTTGAGCGGTATTCAGAGGCATCTTCCCCCACAGCTTCAAGAGCAGCAATTATGCGTTTCTGCTTTCTGATCTCACGCTCTATACTGCGTTGGACTTGGGAGGCCTGATACTCTGTCATTTTCACACCGTTGTATTCGATGTTCTTTTCTTCCAGAGCGTCAAGCTGTTTCTGTGTCCATGTCCTAGCAGTCCCCGGAACATACGGGTGGAAGTTATGACGGCAGTTCCAACCACAAAGCCCCGGCCCTGTTCCGTAGCCCGTAGCCTTGCGGAGGTCTTTGTATTTAACCCCGTCAATTTCCACATCACCATTACGGGAATAGACTTTGCCTTGCCATTTGGCGTGTTCCGGCCTTGCGCCTCCGTGGGCGGTTACTTCTACCAACTCAACCTCTAGTTGGTCAGCAAGTTTCTCTTGCACCTTAGAGGCCGTTTGATTGGCTCCTGTGACAACCGCTCGTCTGACGGCTACTTCCATACTATCCACACGCCCGGAGGGATATTTGACCGCACCAAGGCCCTGAGAGGATAGGTCTGTAATAGCGTTCCGAATAGCTGTGTTGTAATCAAAGCCCCCGGAGTTAATTTGGAGCCATGCTCTATCCAATGCCGCCTCAAACTGTCCCGTGGCTGTGTTTGCCGTGGTTCTCGTGAGGTTTTGGAAAGCTCCCTCCGTCTGTATCAACCCGGCGTTTAATTGCTCATATAGGGCCGCTGTGTCAATCTGAGAGGGTTCGTAGACCTCTGCAGCCGTGTAATACTCTACATCGTCCGCAATGGCCTGTTCCCCGGCTTCGGTCAATAGAGCAACTATCTCATCCTGTGACTGGCCCGTGATCGCTGAGAGCTTTGCAATGATCTCACTCTGTACCATGCCAAGCTCTTGCAACTTCTGATTTTGCCATTGTGCTGCAGGAATGAAAAAGTCATAAGTGGATATCCGTCTAGCCATGTCCGCCAGGATATCCATTTCCACAAGGCCGTAAAGGTCAACAAGTGAATCCGGGAGGCTTTCCAGATATCTAGGGTCTAGACCCATGTTTACCACCTAACCTCTAGTTTCTTGTTGTTTCTGTCCCCGCCTATCATGATCTTCTGGGGGTTCGCTGTCTCATGGGGCAAGAGCATCTTTTGAGCGGCATAGCCCCCATAGTGCAACCAACTCTCCGCAGTAACAACGGTATAGGGGCGCACGGAGATTTTTTCATTCCGTACATCCACCACAATCTTACTGGGCCGTGTAACTGATCCCTTGTGCGTATGCCCGGACACCATACAATCAACACCGTCTATGATGTTTCCGAACCGCTCATTTCTGTTTACGGAAGCGCCTGTGAATATGCCGCCGCCAGCTCCGTGAGTGACAGCAAACATAAAGCAACTCTCTGGGCAGTTCTCGGTCTTTCGCTTGCCAAGGCCGATTTTTACAAAGGCCATGTTTTCCCGGTAAAGATGTTCCAAATCCAGCTTTGACATGATGTCATATGTGATATCCATGTCTGTGTCTTTGGTAGTCCGGCGCTCATGGTTTCCAGAGACAGAACAGAGAATCTTATCTTTCAGCGGCTTCAGGTATTCCACCATGACTTTTTTCTGTTCACGGGGCCGCATAACCTCATCAAAGGGATTCGCTACGGATGTCCGAATGCTGTTATTCACCAAATCACCCACAAGCATAATGTAGGTGTTCGGCTGTTCCCTTATCTCCCGGCAAAAGTTATCCCATGATCTACCGTTGTGTTCGATTGCTCCCAAGTGGATATCCGCAACGGGAACAATCGTCAGCGTGTCAGCCTTGGGAAAGCTGTGTACAATCATTTCAAAATCCGGCAGCATTACTCAACCTCCAATACAAAAGGAGGGTGTTTAACCCTCCTTTTTGCGTGTTGTTCTTTTGTACCCGGTTTTGCGTGGTCGCCTGTTGTTTGCTTGCGCTTTCATGTCTACCCATCGGCAGTTGTCCGGGCAGTAGCCTCTATTTACATCTATACGATCAAGTGTGCATTGACCGTGGGGAGCATCCGGGTTATAGCCATTCGACAACGCCCATTCTCTAAACGCCGCATAGTCGGCCCACTCTGCACAAACCTTAATACCACGCCCACCATAGTATTCATAGTTTTTATCGTAGGGGTTTTCGCATCGGTTGCGCATACTGCACCATACACGATAAAGCCTTTCTCTTCTGCTCCCACCGTGTTTTTTGTTCGTTTCACTTGCTTGTTCCCTACCATAGCAACCACAACTTGTAGTTGCCCCGCTTCTCAAACTATAGCCGTTTACTGTCGTCTGTTTGCCACAGTCACAAATACACCGCCACATCACGTGTTGCTTATGACCTCCGCCCGGGTGCCTCTCTATAACCTCTAGCCGTCCAAAACGTTGGCCCGTGAGATCAATAATCTTTCCCATCAGTCACCCGCCTTTACAGGAAGCGTTGCAATCGCAAGCTCAAACAGAACATTGTCAAATACAAAGATTTCGTCCACAACGTAGCTCCCGTATGCGTCCATCATCAGGGCATTATCCTTGTCAAACTCGATGGAACTCCCGCCAAAAGCAAGCCGGATTTCCTTTGCACCTTTCAGAACACTAACAGCATCTTTCACAGTCATTGGTAATAACCACCTTTCATAAGATGGTCATATTATATACCATTACACAAGTACATTCCATAGCCGAAATACACAAACTTCTACCATTGTGTTAGTACATTTTATACACTTGCGCAACTACACCCGCAAGAGTATAATGTTTCCAGGAAGGAGGTGAGTTCATGGGAACGGCTCGTACAAGAGCAAACAACAAATGGAACGCCAAAGCGTATGACCGCATCAGCCTAACTGTTGAGAAAGGCAAAAAAGACATCATCAAGGCCCACGCATCCAGCAAGGGCGAAAGCGTAAACGGGTTTATTAACCGGGCGATCAATGAAACAATAGAGAGAGACGGCCTTTAATGGGCCGTCTTTTCTTATGTCATGAAGCCAAACGGGTTTTCATTCGCTGTCTTCATGTCATTTATCATGGCTTTTGCTGTGGCCTCATCCTCGCCAAAGTGTCGTACACGATATTCCCAGGCGTTCAAAATACCCTGAGAAACAAGCTGCATATCCTTTGCCGCTTTTGCTTCCTCATCAATGACAAAACCATCTGAGAAAATCACGCTAATTTCAGCGTCGGGGTTAACCGCCGCATTGCAGAACACCTTACCAATGTAAAGCAAGGCGGAACAGATTGTTTTCAGGGCGGCTTCCAAAACTATCATGTGCCTGTTAGCGTGTTGGACCATGTCCTGTCTTTCGCCGTTGTATTCCGTGGCTGTTTTCGTCCCGCTCTGTTCAAACTTGTAGCGGTGTGTGCCAAGTCCGCAAGCAAAACTCAAATAGTCAAGAGTTGCCTGTAAACCATTCTTGTTTTCGTCCACACGCAACTGCGGATTGTACTCTTGGACCATGTTGGCGGCATCGAAATCCATACCATCGCCCACTTGCTGAAAGAGCTGCTGCGCCACATCGTCCGGGGTAATGGTTTCGCCGTCCTTATTGGTCTGCAGCATGGACTTGTTATAAAAGACCTTTTTGCCGCCAAGTTTGAAATCCTTGATAAAGTTATTAAAAGCGATGTCAACCGCCAAGAGGTTATCCAGGGCGTTGGCATACACGCTCATCCCTAGTCCGTTACAGTCCTCATTGTTTACCGTTATATTCGGATAGATCAGAGCAAACCACGGACGGGAAGAGCCGGTGTCAATCGTTCCCGCAACACCCTCCGGCAGTTCAGAGGCTTTTAGCGTGGAACCGTCCAACACAAAAAACTCGTTCTCAATCTGATAGTGACCGCCCTCGTTCTTTGTGTGGGTTTCCAGATATACACACCGCTTGCCCTTCTTGACAAACTCAGACACAAAAGCAACCTCTGTGATCTTGGACTTTTCCACGGACAGAGGAATTATGGAAAGTGCATCCATGTACTCAACGCCTACCCCGCATTTCTCATCCGGGATAACCTCTCCGCTGTCCTTGATCATGGCTCCGTCCGCTCTTGCGACAAAAGCACCCGTACCATAAGCAAACGCCTTTTCAATCAGCTCATTACCCTCAGCCCAGAAGTTGACCTCACCAAGTACACCGCCGGTTCCGTCCTCACCCTGTAACCATTCAGAGGAGGCGGCATCGTCCACCACGATCTCCGTCTTTTCATTCAGGAGCAAAGAGGCCCAGTCTTCCGTTACCTTCTTAGCCATGCCAAAAGAGTACAGTTTCCGCTGTTTGACCGTTCCGTCAACACCCAGCTCTCTATAACTGTGAGCCTCTTTAACATAGCCCCTCCACCAATCCCGCCATGTGCGGATGGTGCTGTAATATTTGGTGTCCAGCTTGCAACCGAATTTCTTCTCAAGATGTTCAGCCGCAAGCGCAATCACATTTTCGTTCATTAGCCTACCTCCTAGGTGTCAACTGTGGAATAAAGCGGGAGAAACTATACTCAAAGCCGTCAACCGTATCAATATCCGATGTGAAGTCGTCAAGTCGTTTCTCTATGCCCTTTTCGGCTGCTTTCTTGTCCCACATAGCCGCTCTCAATGCCTCTATGACCGTTTCGCATGAGCGGAGTATATAGAGCCTGTTTGTATTCAAAAGCGTGTTAGTGCAAATGATGCGGTCTATAATGCGGCCCTTTTCGGAATCGCCAACCTGGACAGGCAATCCCGATTCCTTGACCGCTTTTTTCAATCCCGCTATCAAATACTGTTCCGCATTATCAGCGAATACATAACGGACAGAGGCTTTGTACTCTGTGTGTACCTCACGCAGAAAACGGACAAGCTCATTGTTAAGCCTATCCGCATCTATTGTTCCTTTTGGGCCGTCAAGCCGGTAGCTCTTTAGCACACCCAGCTTTGAAAAGTTTGTATGTACTCCTGTAGCGACAAAGGTTGTCTTGGAGTTGTTGCCGCCAAAGTCCACACCGATACTGATAAACTGTATACCGTCTTCGGCTTCGTCCCTTAACCACTTCTCCGGGTTGTTTGCAAACTGTTCATAACACAGGCCATCTGCTACAACCCATTCTCCAAGAATGAACCGCTTGTAGAAAACACCTGTGTATTCCTTTTTGAGGTTTGCTATATATTCCGGGTCTAGATAAGGGTTATCATCTATCAGGAATTTCTTTTGGTATAGATCAAGCTCGTTCCCACGCTTTAGGTATTTGACATTCAGCCAATGACCGGGAGTGTCCGGGTTCGTGCTGCCGAACATCTTAGCCCCCGGCATGGAGAGACGGGACAGGAGCATGGTAAAGAAATCCTCTGTAAACAAGGTAAGCTCGTCACAGTAGGCCCCCTGTAATGTCATGCCTCGGATTTTGCCCTCTGCTCTGACATCGTTGACACCCTCTAGATATATCTTTCTCCCAAACAACACGCCCTCTTTGGAGCTTGTGTTGTATTTGAAGTTCTTATCCCCCACAAGGCTCTGTAATAGGTCTAGACAGTTTCTTTTGAGGGAAGTGATAGTTTTAGCCACCATCAAATATTGAGCGTCCTGGGGCATCGTAGCGACCCAAAGCGCCCATACTACAAGAGTGATCCATGTCTTACCTGATCGGACAGAACCCTCTAGGATATTGATACGGGATAGCTCATCCCGCTTCATGGCTCTGACAAACTCGGCTTGCTTCGGTGAAAAGAAATCAGCCAATGTCTTTCACCGCCTTTAGAATGGACGAAAGAACACCCTCGTTTTCGCTCTCCGGCTTGTCTACCCCGTACATGGTGTTTAGCTCTTTGACGGACGCATTAATGGCAGACACCCCCGCCGCTGTGAGTTTGCCCCGCTTTTCGGCTTCATTCCTTGCAAACTCAATCAACCACAAAAGGGTATCAGCCGCCTTTTCCTTATCCCATCTTTGATCCTGGATAAAAGGCTCGTCAATGGCTTTTTGCAATTCGTCAATTCTTGCTTTGACCTTGCCGTCAGCTCTCAACCGGCTGGCGTTCTCCATTGCCGTCTTTCTGTTCCCCTTGAAATTAGGGTAAGCGGAAAGATACGCCTCCGTCTGATTCATTCCCCCGGCTATTGCCTTGCAGAAATCATCTTGATTTTTTGTAAGTGCCATGTGGCATCATCCTCTTAACGCTTCAAGCGTTTCTCCGCTATGTCAAAATATTTCCTATCTAGCTCTATACCAATGAATTGTCTCCCGGTGTTCAAACACGCCTCACCCGTGGAGCCTGACCCCATGCAGTTATCTAGGACGATTTCACCGGGGTTTGTATAGGTCTTAATAAGATACTCCAAGAGAGGGACGGGCTTTTGTGTGGGATGAAATCTCTTGTCCCCACCGAACCCGCAACCCTTAAACTCTAAGAGGTGGGACGGGTAGTTTGTGTAGTGTTGCACACTCCCGTTCTTTTTACCGGCATAGATCGCCGTGTGTCTTGGCTTCTTGTATATCGGCTTTTTCAGCTTCACAAGGCCCTGAGGATTGTATGTTGGAGCTTTACTGTAAAATACGCAAATATCCTCTATACACCTCATTGGCTGAACCTTTGCAAACGGAGCGCCGGTCTTGTTGTTCTTTTTCCAATACCAACAATAGCGGAAGTCTTTCAGATTGCTTTGTATCAGCCTTGTGGTGAACGGTTGAATAGAAAAAAGGACTATCGCACCATTCGGTTTGATAACCCTTTTGTATTGCTCCCACAAGTCGGGGAAAGGTATTATATTGTCCCATTCACAGTCTGTTTCCCCATAAGGGAGGTCACAGAGAATCAGATCCACGCTCTCGGGTGGCTAAATCCCCCATTACCTTTAGACAGTCTCCATTATATAGCCTCATACTATCACCCTTTCGATAAAGGGCAGATATACAAACACCAGATCGGCGGTAGCCGATTGCTGCCGCCCCGAGGAGAGGAATTTCCCGGTTTGCCGCCTATGTCCAAACGGTTAACCGCTGGTGTTGTGTATTCTGCCCGTTTTCACATAATAGAATAACCGCCCTGTTTCCAGAGCGGTTACCCCATGCAGAAAGGAGAGATACAATGAAGCACAAAACATCCCTATATCATATTAGCACGGTTTCCCGATACTTTCATCCCGGATTTTTCCCAAGATTATCTCCCCGAGCTGCCGAACCCGTTTGAGCCTCTTTCCGTATCATCCAGAAAGCTCACCAACTCCATTTCCGGCTTACATACGGGGATAATAACAAGCTGACTGATCTTGTCCCCCTCGTAGATAAAATAATCTTCAGACGAGTGGTTATAGAGCTTCACCACAATCTCACCCGTGTACCCCTCATCAATGAGACCATGAGAGGTTATCCCCCTGTTTGTGTTTAACCCCGATTTACTGACAAGCACACCGGCACACCCTTTGGGGAGTTCTATATGTACCCCTGTATGGAACACCTCTGAATCATTGGCGTAAATGCGCTTTGTTTCTCTGGATCGCAAATCCAGTCCGGCATCCTGTTCGTGCGCTCTTTCGGGCATATACGCCCCAGGATCAAGTTTTACTTTCATCTTCCATACCTCAACATTGCTACATATTTTCCATAAGACATACCGGCGGCATTGGCCTCCGCTGCAACCCTATCAAGCTCTTTGTTTGCTCTGGGCCGTCTTTCGTATTCCTCGTTCCGTTTCTTGATCGCTTTATACTCTGTGCGGCAAGCAATAGAGCAATACTGCGTGTTTGCGGCGTTGGATTGAAAAACCTTGCGGCAATAGAGACAAACGTGTGTGTATTTTTTCATCGGTTTCTCCTCCATTCAAAAACAAGAGCCAGAGCAAAGATCACAAGCACAATAATTAGAATCATGGTTAGCCCTCCAAAATGTGTTTCACATTTTCCATCCATGCGTTTCTTTTATTGATGGGTCATAACACCCATACACACATTCTTTCAAGTCCCCTGTTTCCGCTCGGTGAGTGGATGAACAGGGGCATTTTTATTCATTCTTCCACTTCTTTATTCAGCCATTCAATCCAGCAATCTCGACAACTTGCTGTCATCGGATTCGGTTGCGGACAAAATTCCAATTCGTTTTTGCCGGGTGGACAGCACATTTCCAGCAAGTTGCCAATTTCATCCGTGGGCATCCCCCGAATTTTATCTGCATTTGTCATTATTCAACCTCCCTCGGCCACTCCGAACAGCCGCCGTTGTTCTTCCAGACACAGCGGTCACATTTTCCGTAGCATGGTTTCATCATTCCCCCTCCCATGCACCGCAATTTTCATATGCAGACACCACACACATACCTTCATAGTTCATGAAACACTCATCGTTTCTGCATTCGTATTTACGTGCGTATACATCGAAAATGCAGTCATATCCAGACAGGCATTCACAAGGGCGGTCACACACATCACATGGGTTCTTTCCGTCTACCATCATTCATCCTCCTTCGGCGGCTCTGGAAGCGGCAATAGCACGGGAGTCCAATGCGTGATTTTCTCTCCCTCAGCTTCCCAAAATCTTGCGTCACATATAAAGTCAATGCCGTCCCAAATCGCCGTAAACACTTTTCTTCCGGATGTCAGCACATTAACCGCTTCGGAATATGCTGTCCCCGCGTCACACGGAATCAATTTCGGCAACCTCTCCGTAACAGGAATCCACTTCTGCACCGTTACGCCGTTGGCGATTAGATAGTTTGCACTTGCTTCCCTTTGGCACTCCCAGCACTTCCTGTCGATGCAATCAATAGTCATGCTTGAACAAGGGACTAATTTCTCACCTTTGGTTATCAGCTCTATCAGCTTTTCTCTGTCAGTCATTGTCATCCCTCCTTTAACCCTTTGAAAATATGAGCAATTACATCAACTGTCCAACCGTTTCCTAGACATTTGTACCGCTGCGGCTCCTTGATGCCTTCTGTGTAGCCATCTGGCAAAGTCTGGAGCCTTTCGCATTCAACGGGTGTAAGCTTGCGGATATAGCCGTCAACCAACACTCCGTGCTTGTCCTGTGCCGTCAATGTGTAGAACTTTGAACCGTCATTAAACCGCTGGCCGTTCTGTCTTTTGTTTACTCGGTCTGGCGTAATGCACCCAAAAAGATACTGTCCCATCTTTGCAGCACCGCCACCAGCTTCCCCGCACAAAGTGACTGCTTTCCCGTGGATTGAATAAACCCTGTTTGCCTGACTGTCTTTTCGGAAGTAGCCAATTTTCCCTTCGTATACTTCCTTATCAAGGATTTTTAAGCTATGTTCAAAGGGAACTTTATACGGTTGCAAATCAACATCGTCACCCCGTGTCTCATGGACAACATCTTTGAGCAGTACACCTATATCTTCCGGGGTAGACACTCCCGGAATGTTTGTCCAGTAGATCCGCTTTCGGTTCTGCGCTGAAAGCAAGTTGGAATTAATCTCAATAGGGTTTACGCCAAGCCGTTCTGTTATGATGTCGGCGTATTCCTTTTTCATCTTCACATTTTCAAGAAGCCAATATTTTGGTTTAGCTTCCCTTACGGCTCGTTCAAACTCAAAATACAGTCTGCTTCGTGGGTCATTGAAATTAAGCTGTTTACCAGCAATGCTGAACCCTTGGCAAGGACTTCCACCAATCAGAAGGTCGAACCCCTGATACTGCTTGAAGTCCGCCGTGGTAACATCTCCGCAATGCTCAATCTGTGGATAGTTCTTTTTGCTGATCTTAATTGCGTTGGGCTCAATCTCATAAGCCACATAGCGTTCAACCTTGATTCCGGCCCGTTCAAGGGCAACCATTCCGCAGCTGATGCCATCAAACAAACTTAAAACCCTCATTCTTCCTTTGCCTCCATTTCGTCTTTACAATGTCTGTACTTCAAATACTGCTCCCAACAATCCACACCGCAAGGGTTAGGGCAAGCATCAAGCAATTCGCACTTGAACGGCAACCATTCATCTATACCGTTAAAGTTACAAGCGCAAGGATCGCCCAAAATCTCCGCTATTATTTCGGCAACTTCGTGGGCGGTGTAGGCGTTCACGGAGGGGACGTTCCCAGAAAAAATCAAACATTCATCGGAGCAAAGGTTATATTCGTCGTCTATTTTCGCTCCGCACATTCTGCAAACTTCACTCCGGCTTATCAGATCACTCATCTTCTGCCCTCTCATCTTCCTTTTTCTGCGCTCTTGCGCCATCCAGGTATGCCGCCCAGTAAATCTGTTCGTGTGCAGCATTGCTAGGGTCATACAAACGCTTTTCTGCGTATTCAATTACACTCATTGCGGTACTCCTCCAACTCTTTTTTGTAGGCTTCGGTCTTGTCAAATCCACAGGGGAACATCTCCGGGCAATGCCCACGGTAGACGCATTCCCGAACCATGCACTTAGCAACTTCCGGCTCTACCTTGGCAACTTCCGCTTTGACCATTTTCCACGCTTCCCGTGTCTCCGGGCTTGCGCTGTTACAGAGCCGCTTGCGGCTGATATTGATAAGAGCCTGGGCATTAGCAACGCACTCGTGGTTTACGAAAGCGCCCTGAGGAAGTTCCGCCCGATCTATGCCGGTTCTGTCCGTGCGCTGTGTCTTGACAAAATGGTCAATGCCGATTTTGTGACGGCAGAAGTGGACACTCACCCAGTATGGGATATCAACCCACCGCCACGAAAATGTCAGCTTGCGGATGGGGGAATGCTCTGCCCGGAGCAGCTTCATTTTCCACTTACTGTCCGGGTAGGAACCCTTGGTCATTCCTACCGTGTTGAGGGTGGCGTTCTTGACATCTTGCCAATTGTCCTCATGCTGAAAAAATGCTATCTTCATTATCTTTCCTTTCCTTATTTCAAAAACTGTTCATAGTAGCTTGTGAACATTGACCGTAGTTCAGCCGGGTCAACTTCATGGGATTTCATGAAGGCCACAAATTCATCCCAAAGCCAGTTACAGCGGTCAATCTTGGCCTGAATGTCCCTTTCAAACTGTTCCCCTGTACGGTCATAGCCGTATTTACTGGACGGATCACCGACATGACGTGTAGGGCTTAATTTTCGCATTTGTCTTCCCTTTCCATCATTACTTTCAGCTCGTCCCGCTCTTTGCTAACCTTTGCCAGTCTGTCCCGGAGCTGGCAACACATAGTCACCAGCTCCCCATAAGTCAGCTCCCGGAAATCGTTTGTGTTCTCTTTGATCCAGTCCATTTAGCGCACCTCTATGTCATATTCTTTCCGCAAGACATCATAGACATCGTGCAGCTTGATTTCTCCCTTGTTGAGTTGGTCGGCGTATTCTTCCAACTCTCTGTGAAAGATGTTCAGCTCCTCATGTGTTGCCCCGTGCTTATCACAAAGAACAATCAGAAACAGAGCGGTCAACGCCCGTGCGGTTTCCTTGGCGGCGATTTCTGCAGCCTCTCTCCGGGCCTTTTCCATCTCAATCTGCTTGCGGGGTGGACTTCCTTTCTTTTTCATTTTTTACCCTTTCTGCGTTTTATTCTTTCTTGTGTGGCTATGGTCAAGGACAGAATAGCGTTATCTCGGTTATTTTCCGCATTCCGTTTAACTCTGGCGGCATCCTGTTCCGCTTTCCATGCCTTGTACCTATCGCACTCAGAATGACAAGTAATTGTGTGGATCGCACACCCAAAACAAGGAGAATCAGCCATTTTCAGCCTCCTTGAAGAATCTGTGTCCCCCTATCGTGCAGACATACACAAGGGCCGTTTCGTGCCATTCGCTGTCACACTTTGCCGGGGCGTAAAAATACTGTATAGGTTCATCCACGGCACACGCTCCATCCCAGAAGACCGCCTCACACGCTTCTCTTATGTCAGCCGTGGAGAAATCAGCCGGGGGCGCATATTGCGGAACACCGTTTATTACCTCCGTTGCTACCTCATACGGGGTCATGTTCCGGGCTTCAGCGGTCTCTCTGATACATTGAGCCACCGCCATCATCCCCAGAAAGCTCTCCCCGTGGGCCTCTGCCGTTACAACACAATGGACGGTGTACCACTCATCTGAGGTCATGCCGTATTCATCCAGTTCTATCTCATGCTTCCCCTCATCGTTTAGAGACGGGATAACAGACGGGTCAGGGGTCAGGATCACCGGGGAAGGGACGGTGGGGGAAACCTCCACCCTTTCCCTCGGTCTACTGGCTACCAGAATGAAAACGATAAACAGGGCAACCGCTAAGAAGAACCAAGATATAGCCGATCTCCGGGCCTTTCTTAGCCGTCTGTCTCTCTCCCTCTTGCTCATGTGTCCGTACCTCCATAACTGGCAATGGTGAATTTTGTAATTGCGCTGTCTTTTCTGCGGTAGACCTCAGAGCGGTCAATGTTCATTTCCGACATCAGAACCCCTACATGGTCATAAGGGCGGCGAATATAGAACAGCTCCAAGATCCTCTTTTCCGCATCGTCCAGGGCTTGCAACGCTCTCTCCGTCCGAACCACATCGGCTTTCGTGTTTCTGTACTGCGCTTTGAGCTTGTCCCGCATCGTGATATTGTTCAACATCACATCTTCACGGTGGTTTCCCTGACTGCCAGAAACCGGCTCCCCGTCCGTTCTAGCCGCTCGGATCGTAGTAAACTGAGCCTCCAACACCTTGATTTTTGTAGTAAGGTTTTCAAGAGCAATTTTTCTGTATTCGTACCTCTGCAAATCATCTATTGCAGTCTGTACCCAAAAATTTCCTTTGCCCACAGGCTCACCCCCTATCACTTTGTTTATAGAGTTCTATCCAGTCCTCCAAGGGCTGTATAACAACCCATTCACAGTTATTCCGTCTGTGCATTACCACGGGCATTTCCCCGGCTCCCGCATCCCCTTTGGACTGTGCCAAAGCGTCATACAGGCTCAACCGCTCCACACGCTTGACTTCGATATGTACACCGGGGAGACCACTCACATCCGGGCTGTCGGGGCCACCTTTATGCTGTTGGCCCCGTTTGGCATCATAGCCGTATTCCCGGAGCTTAGAGGCGAGTTCACGCTCACCTCTAGCCCCCTTATCTCTTGACGCTTTGCCCACGTCTCTCACCCCTTAAAACGGAAGATCACCCGAATCATCAAGCTCAACAAAGCCCTGTACAGAATCGCCCGTGTCGGCTTTTTTGCTTTCGCCAAAATAGATGTTTTCCACTACGATCTCCACGGCCTTGCGCTTGTTGTTGGCCTTGTCCTCATAAGTCCGGGTCTGCAGCCGTCCGCAAACAACCGCCATACTTCCCTTGTGGAAATACTTACTGACAAACTCCCCAGTCTGCCGCCACGCCACACAGTCGATGAAATCGGTCTGTTTGTTGCCGGACTGATAATCCCGGTCAACCGCTACGGTGAAAGATGCTACCGGGGTGTTCTGCGCTGTGTAGCGCATTTCAGGGTCTTTCGTAAGCCGTCCCATGACGGCAATGTGATTAAGTGCCATTTTCATTCCTCCTATAAATCAGATCGTCTTCATTCCAGTCTGGATATTTGTTTTCCAGATACCACTTTAGAAAGCCTTTGATTTCTCCCCGTTTCGGGCTTTGATCGTATTCCCTGTGACATTTGGGACAGAGGGTAACAATGTTCTTTTCTACCCCTAGACCGCCCTGAGATCGTGCTATATAGTGGGCGTTGCTCCAAGCTGTTTCTGTTGGGGCCGGTAGACCACACCGCAAGCAACAAGGCCACCCCCCAAATGAATCCCTCTCAGATACGGCCCTTTTAACCTCCATCGGTATTGACAGGGCTTTTGTTCGCTTATTCAAGCGTGTACCTCGCATATCTAACCGGATCGCCGTATTTGTTTCTGGCTGTCTCCATCGTCTTGCAAACGGGGTGTCCCGCTTTTTTGAGTTCGCTGACACGGGAGGCCAACCGCATACAAGAAAACTCTCTCAGGGCATCCAGAGGGGTAATAGAGCCGTTCTCCTGTATGTATCGCAGAATCTTCTCAGTCTGTGTCATTTCCAACCCTCCAACAAAGAATTGATATATGCTTCATCTTTCGTTTCTATGCCCATGCTCTTGCAGTCCTGAACAAGTCCATCAATGAGACGGGACATCTGATCCACGGTGTAGGAGCTGGAACCGTACCAAAGACGGACGGTTTTACAACCCGGCAGCTTGGAATCATCGACCTCTGTTTGCCATCCAAGGCCCCGGATTTCCCAAGCATTACAGAGAGTGTCAACCGCTGTTTCCTTGACGCATACCACATCACTCACACCGCCGATGTTCTTTATAGCGTTGCGGTAGACCTCGGCGGGGGGAATTGACAAAGCCGTGGAAAGCTCGTTTATCAGCTTCCAGCAATAGGCGTTTGCGTCCAAGCTCCGTGTTTTCTTTTTCTTGGAGATTTCCCATTCACCGGGCTTGAAGTCGTAGACAAACCGCCGAACCGCTCTCATGGTTTCGCCGTCTCTTTCCAGACGGAGGGTGAGCGTGTCACCCTCCAACCGGGCCTCAAGAATCCGCATTGGCTTTCTCCCTCTCTATGCAGGACAGGCAAAGGATACGGTTAAATTTATTCAGGCTTGCGGTTTCGTGAGCAGACAGGGAAACAGGCTTGTTGTTCTTTCCCATGTACGGTAGAATCTCGTCCCCGCATTCCTCACAGAAAGAATGGTATTCCGGCAGCGGTTCCGGCTCCGTGCCATCGTCCGGCAGATCCTCACCGGCGTAGATATACAGGCCAAGGCCATGACGGGCCACCGCTTTTGTAAGGCTTCTCTGGATCGCTTTGTTTACATCAAAACTTGTCACATTAGCCGCCGGGATGGATTTGTTTTTGAAATCCATAACCGGGAGATATTCAATGTGTTCGATACCGTCAACGGTCACACCCGTCTTAACCCAACAAGTACTCCCATCCGTGTGGTAAAACAGGCCGTCCCGGTTCTCATAGATGGTGTAAACCGCATCCGGGTGGCGTTTCTTCAGCTCACCCCATGCCCACGCCCAGGAAAGGTAAGACAGGCCGTTTTTCTTCTCAACCTTGCCGTTCACATTTACGGCGTTAAGGGCTTCAAAATAGTTACTCATACAGAGCCTCCTTTGATTTGTGATTAATTTTCAGTTCGTCCGCTATGTATTCCAAGCCCAGCTCCTTCAGATATTCCTTGAAACACTCAGCGCACACATATTCCCCGTCCAGTTCAAAAACCTCATCAGACAGGCCCCATCCACACCGGGGGCATTCCGGCTCCGGGATTTCCGGGGGCGGTTCCGGGTAGTCGTTAACATTCCAAGATGTGTCACTCATAGCGGGTTACCTCTATCCGCTCAACGCAGGATTTCCCAAAGTTGCCCTCACGGAACATTGTGGTATTTTCAAAATGCTCCTCTTTGTAGATACCGGCGCATTTGATACAACCATTCTCACCCGATGGGTGTACCGCCATGAACAGATTACAGGCCGTGTTGAGGTCTGGGGCATGAACCACCGTCCACCCGCCGACATAATCCATCCCCTCCGTGCCATAGGTGAAGTAATACTGTTTCATGCCAGCACCTCCAACACCTTGGCAAGAGCAAGGCCAACGATACTAGGGACGCAAATAATCGCCGCAAAAACAAAGGTTTCTTTTATAAACTGCTTCATGTATCTCTTTCCTTTCATTCAAATAGCTTCCGGGCCTTTTTTAGCTTTTCGCTTGCCGCTGTTTTTCTGAGGCTTTCCCCGGTGAATTTGAGCGGCACACACATTTCCAAAACCCGGTCATAGATTCGCTGATAGTCCATATTCCGGGCGTTCCGCATTTCATCAAGAGGAATGTTTGTGGTTACGATCATCGGCAACCCGGCTTTATAACGGTTATCAATAACCGTGTAAACAATCTCTAAGGCAAATTCGCTTTGCCGTTCAGCTCCCAGATCATCAATCACAAGCAACTTAAAATCGTTCATGCTCTCTATGTAATTGACACGGTCTTCCGCAAACATCCCGGTCACAGCGTTTAACAGCTTTGTAAAGCTCGTGAGCAGAACCGGCACACCCTTATCAATCAGGGCGTTTGCAATCGCCGCCGCAGCATATGTCTTTCCGTTGCCTGTATCTCCCCAAAACATCAAGCCTATGTTTTCCGCTAGCATCTGGGGCCACTTGTCTACATAAGTCCGGGCCTTGTCCATCATTGGAAGCGGGAGACTGTTTTCAAAGGTCTTTTCTCTTGCTTCCCGGTCTTGTATGCCGTTGATTCTCAGGGCCGCTATTCGTTGCCTCCGCTCCTCTTCCTTTCGGCGTTCTTCCGCTCTGATCTGAGCATCTTGCTCACACTTGCACATAGCCGGGACTATTGAAGACCGCCCCATAAACTCAAAGACGGATTGTTTTGGGGTGTTACACTTACCACAGTAGAGAAGCCCGTCCTTTTCGTAGTCCCCGGCGTTTACCTTAAAATGTGCTTCAGCCGCTGCAACTATGGAATTGACTGCCGCTTCTAGGCTCACAGGCTCCACCCCTCCTCTGTATGATCGTTATAGACAAAGCCTTTTTTCGGTTGCTCCGCTTTGTCTCTGGCTTCCCAACCTCTGACCGCCGCTTTCCAATCCTTCATTTTGTTCTTGCCTACCATCCAACCCTTTGAGGAGTAGAAATCTATGAATCTCTCAGGGTCTACGTTGTTTCCACGCTCTTTGCAATATTCAGAAACATCTTCTAAGGTAGGGGGAACAAAGCGTGTGCGGGGCGGCTTGTCCGCATCATCACCTAACCTATCCTTACCTAACCTATCCTTACCTAACCTATCCTGTGTCTCCGTACCCGTTACGTACCCGTCACAGACTTGTAACGGATTCGGGACTGAAAGCCGGTAAGCATTGTTTTCGTCCAGTTCCAAGGAGCTTTTCTCGTCCTTGTATTTGGTTTCGGTGTATGTGTCTTTGCGTATGTAGTTATGGATTTTCCAATGCTTGATAACTACAACGCCGCTGTCAAACGGGATCAGAAACTTCTTAGCAAACAGGAGCTTAATATCATCATCTTTGCAGCCGGTCATTCTCATAATGGACTTTGGTTTGTTTACAAAGCCGTCATCATCGGCCCTCATGGATAGATGGAAATATAGAAGTTGGGCCGTTACAGGCATATCAAGAAATGCGTCTGAATCTATGATGGTCTTTGCAAACATTCTTCTTTCTGCCACCGTCTCACCCCTTTCTTAATAGTTTCCGCAGCCCTTTTAAGGCTCCGTCTGGATCACCCGCAAGGACTTGTCCTCTCAGGGTGTTGTATTGCTGGTGGGTCAATCGGTTACGGCAAGCCTTGATCGTCATTAGGGATTTGAAATCAATCTGTTGCATATTCACACCCCCCTTAACAAGGCATATTCCGCAATGCTCCGTTTTGTAAAAACGCTTACCCCTACATCGTGGACATAGAACAGAAACGGAAGGCCGCTCTCTGTTATGCCCTTAAATCTCCATTCGCCGGGGATATGCGGAGGAGTGACAGCGTTCTGTGATATAGACACGCTCAACCTCTCCGCTTCGGATCGTGTAAACTGTGTTCATGCTTTCGCCTCACTTCTCTCTTTTGCTTTCCAGAACCGCACCGCCGCCCGTTCAAGGCGTTCTTGGCGTTTCTTCTCATCTGTCACCGGGTCAAGGATAATGACCGTGTGACCGTTGATTTCATATGTAGTAGATTTCATGTGGGCCTCCTTGTTTGGTTTTCCAAACTCAATCCTTAAAAAAAAGCATTGCCTCATTCAAAGGAATGTCCAGAGCTTCACAAGATGCGATAATATCAAGTCTTGTCCAGTCCTGCTTGCCGCACAGCTTTGCGCTCACGGTTCCGGGATTGTAGCCGATTGCACGGGAGAAGTTGGCCTGAGTCCCGTACTTCTCACGAATGCGCCCTCTGAGCTTACGAAACATCTTTTCCCCTCCTTTCCTATATCGCTCACTCTGCGTTGATCCGGGCTTGTGACCGGCTTATATGTTTACATAAGGCCGCATTATGCGTCTAATGTTGCCCCCGGTGGTTATAGGTTCCGGGGGCTTCTAATTTTGTGCTTCAAATCTCGGCAAATGCGATTCTGCCTTTTCTTAGTCCACATACTCGCTCAGGTAACCGAGAGCATTTTCGATTTCGTCAGCTTCGTTCCGCAGTTCTTCAATCTGCTCCTCAAGCGCCTCGTACCGCTCCTGTTCCTTTTCAGTCATGTCACGGTCATGCTCATCGGCTTTTTCTTCGATTGCGTACTGCTTTTCTTCCAGTTCCTCAATCTTGGATTCGATTTTTTCAAGGATGCTCTCCAGCATTTCAACAGGGCGGTTAAGTTTAATCATATTGTAATCTCCTTTATCCCTTTCTGCGTTGTTTGGTTTTCCAAACTTTCTAAACCCAATATACGCTCATTACTTCACAATGTCAATAGTTTTTTTGGCATTTTCCAAACTTTTTTTACACTCGTACGCTTTTTTGTTGACTTTACCAAACTTCCTTGATAATATTGGTATCGTTACAGGAGGTGATAATATGAACGAAGTCAACCGGGTAGCTGAAACCCATGAACGCCTCAGGGAGGCTTTGCGGGAATCCAGCAAAACACAGACCGACCTTGTAAAGGAAACCGGGATTGACAAGGGTTCTATGAGCAGTTACTTCAAAGGCCGGTATGAGCCTAAGTTACCGGCGATCATAAAACTTGCAGCCGCCCTGAACGTTTCAGAGATGTGGTTATGGGGCTATGATGTACCAAAAGAGCCGGAAACAGAAAAAGCCGCCACCAATGACGGTGACGGGCTTTCGGAAAGTCAAAGGGAGCTTATGGAGTTTGCACGGGGTCTTTCTGAGGAACAGGCTGAGAGGGCTTTGCAAATTCTGACTTTAGCACTTCAAGGGTTGGAATAAGCGCTGCGGCCTGTTCCGGGCTGAGATTTCTGATTAGTTCCAATAATTGAGCTTTTGCGGACATTCTTACACTCCTTTTCCTTGGGAACACCCGTTCCCTTCGTTAAAAAAAGGATACAACATGATTGAGGTCGAACAATGTAGAAAATGTGTCCGTTTTAAGACATTTTTATCAGCGTGGGAGCGTTCAGCTCCACCCGACCACCCCCACGCCTTTGCGGGATGATAGGCCATTCCTGACCTGGTTAAAGCCTATCACCGACAGGACATCTATTCAAGATTCATTTAAGTTCAATGCGGTGTCTTTTGTGAACAGTATGGTGTCACCTAAGTTATAAAAACATACTATATTGGTGTCATTTAGTGATAGGAGAAGTGTCATGGAGAATAAAACCGTTTTCTTGCCTGAGGATGATGTTGTTGTCAGCTTTGCCGTTACGGATGATAAACCGTTCAATAAATGCTTTGAGTGTCGCTCTTTCAAAAATGGATGTAGCGGCCCCAATCCGTTCAGTATGGGCCTTGAAAGAATGTGTGAATTTTTACAATTAGCACGGGTTTTTTCAAAACAATCATATCAAGATGTAGCGGATGGAACGGGCGTTTCGTTGGCTACCGTTAAGCGAACCCTCACGGGCAAAAGCGGAGACCCGGGTTATTTTACCTTAAAAGCGTTGAATGATTTTCTGGTTGGCGATCCAAACGGGAAACACCCCTGTGCGATTCCCAATATAGCGCCTGACGATAGCGCCGCCAGATTAAACGAAGCAACAAAAGAGCTGGAACGGGCAATGGCAGACAACGAAGATTACAGAACAGCCCTTGATAATATACACGCCTCTTATAATGCGGAGATACAAACTATAAGAAGTGAAGCCAAAACAAAAACAGATCACTTGCTAGAGCAGATAAAAAGGCTTCGCATGGAAGTTGATTACTTGTGTTTGGAGAATGACCGAAAGGCAAAAATCATTGATAAATACCTTGATAGTTAAATAAACATATTGAACATATAGGGGGAAATATGATGTTATATACAGAGGAAGATGCACAAAGAGCAGCGGAGTATGTAGTATATTTGAGAAAGTCACGCCAAGACATAGAAGCAGAAAAGCGTGGGGAAATGGAAACACTAGCCCGTCACGAGCGCATTTTGAAAGATGTAGCCCAAGAACAGGGATTGAACGTGACAAAGGTCTACAAGGAATTAGTTTCCGGCGACACGATACAAGACCGTGTGGAGATACAGGCCCTATTGAAAGAGGTCTATGCCGGGAAGTATGCCGGAATATTAGTTGTGGCTGCGGATCGTCTGAGCCGGGGTAGCCTGGAGGACATGGGTAAAATTATGAACGCCCTGAAATTCTCGTCCACCTTATTGGTCACACCAGGAAAAACATACGATGTAACACACAACAGATACGATGAACAAATGCTAGAAATGCAGTTGTTCAACTCCAAACAGGAGTACAGAGCCATTACAGGCCGTTTGCAAGAGGGTAAAAACCTGTCTATCCGTGAGGGAAACTGGCTTGCATCTTCCCCACCGTATGGGTATGACATACACAAGCCGGACAAGTGGACACGAACACTAATCCCAAACGACAAAGCCCCTCTTGTTGTCCAGATTTTTGAATGGTTTGTTAATGACGGTATGACTTGCGGGAAGATCGCAAAGAAACTGTCCGAAATGGGAATACCTAGCCCGTCCGGGATGTCTGTATGGTCAAAGAACACAGTACATTGCTTTTTGCGGAATGAGGCATATATAGGCAAGGTTTGTTGGTACAAGGACAAAGAGACAAAGGAAATGGACGAAAGCGGTCAGATCGTCAAGCACCGCCGCCGTAAAAAGGATTATTTGTTAGTAGAGGGAAAACACCCTGGCATTGTGCCTGAGGAGCTTTTCAACGCTGCCAAGCCGCTGTTTTCTGGACAAGTACCCGTTAAGGCTCACACTTCCATATCTAATCCGCTGTCCGGGATCTTTGTTTGCTCCAAATGCGGACGGGGTATGAGATACCATACTAATAAAGCGAAGAACACTCACGTTCGTTACTGTCATGTTCATAGCTTTGATTGCAAGATAAAAACGGCTAAATACACCGATGTAATGGCCCTGTTATGTCAAGCACTCCGGGAGTACATTGAGGATTTCTCTTTCAAGATAGACAATGCCGACAAGATGGAGGAAGCGAAAAAACACGCTGCCGAAATTGACATGATGGAAACGGAGCTTGAAAAGGCACACAGAAAACGCCGCCGGTTATTCGATGACTACGAAAATGAAGTCTACACCGCTGAGGAGTTCAGAGAGCGGAAAACGATATGGTCACAGCGTATTGAGAACATAGAATATGACCTTGAAAAACTCCGCCAAACCCAGCCGGTAGAAATAGACTACCATGAGAAAGTCGTAAAGTTTTCCAAGGTCTTAGAAGCGTTACAGGATGATAGTGTATCGGCTAAAGACAAGAACACCTTGTTAAAAGAGATTCTTGAACGTATCGAATACACCCGTGACGATGATGGATCATGGGCCGGAGGTAAGATAACACTAGCACTTGTTTTGAAGCCATAATATTTTTTTAGGCTAGTAGTGTATCATGTACACTCAATATTTATTGATTGTGCATGATACAACACTCTTGAAAGGGTTGATATCATGCGGTTTTGAAGATGTTGTAAAGAAAGAAAACATAACACATACTATAATTTTTACCCCGTCTGTTTGGGGTGTTTCCGAAAACTTATCAGAACATCAAGACATTACATATAAAAAACAGCCGGGGATTTCTCCCCGGCTTGATTCTTACAGTCCTACGATAGAACCCCATGTGTCAGCCCCCACAATGCCGTCAGGGGACAGTTTGTTGTCTGTCTGGTATTTCTTCACGGCTGAGAGTGTATTGCCCCCAAAATCGCCGTCAGCGCCGTCAGAGCCTACACTATAGCCCAGGGCAATGAGGAAGGTCTGAAACCGCTCCACACATTCACCCTTGTCACCCTGTTTCAGATAGGGAACCTTTACGCTCACGGTCTTCTGCTCGGTGGCCTTGTAGGTCTTGGCCTTTTTAGCGTAATCCGGGCAGCAGAAGCCACGAATATACAGCCCATTGACAGGAATGCTTCTGTATGCTACGGAATCATTCTTATTACCCTCAATGACCTTGATTGTGGAGCCGGTCACGGAAACAACCATTCCAACGTGTTCAATGCCGCCCGTGTTGTCTCCGCTGCCGGTATCGTCCCAGTCGTACATGATCAGGTCAGCGGGTTCAGGGACATAAGCGTCATTCTCTACCCAACCGCCCTTTTTAATATAGAGGTCACGCATACGACCACAGCCACATTCAGGATAGATAATATCCGTCAAGCCCAGCTCAACCGCCACAGCGGAAACAAAGGCGGCACACCATGCGTCATAGTATGTCACCTTGTAACCTACGGGGAGAGGCTTCTGGCTGTTATAGAGGTTAATGATTTTTTTGTGTGAGCCGTCTGATTCCTTGCAGCCAAGGTATTTAATAGCGGTGTTAACTACAAGGGAACGCAGTTCTTTTTCTGTCATTTGGAATCACCTACCATATTGATTTCAAAGACCTTGGCTTCAATCAAAGCACGGACGGCATCGGTCAGCTCATACCCGGCCTCCATAAGCATTTCCTGAACGTATTCAAGGCGCATACTACCGTCTGGGTCGTTTTCCTTGCTAATGAGCTGTTCGGCAGCGGCAACAAACTCAGCCACAAACATATCCAGCTTGGCAATTTCCTCGGTGTCAAGTTTGGCTTTGATCAGGCTGATAAGCCATCTTCCAACCCAACCGATTCCAAGGGCAATGAGAGCGGCGACCACTTTGATAATGATATTAATGATTTCTTCAAACATAGCAAAACCCCCTTAATTGCTGTGTGTGCCGATGCCCAGAACAGACGCAATAATCTGGTTCGGGTCGGCCTTTTCTTTCATGTCTTCGGGCAAGTCTTCCAGTAAAAAGATAGGCAACTTGACAAGGTTTTCAGATTTCGCTTTCCAGTAATAGCACCCGGAAGAGATAGCAATCTGAGCCATCCATGCAATGATAACGTTCCCCATTACAGAGGTGTCCCGCTCATAAAGAGTGAGCAGGACATACGCCATCAACAGAGCCAACAGAACAAGATAGTCAATAATGAGTAGGGTTTTTCCAAACTCTTTCACAAGATTCACTCCCTGTGGTACATATCAATTCTAGTTTCCAGTTTATCGACCCGCCCGGTCAGCTTGTCGATCTCTTTGCCATGCTCCGTGATACGCTTGTCACGAAGCTCACCCGCCTTTTTTTCGTGGTCAAGGCTGTCAATGAGTTTCTGTATAGCTATTCGCAATTCATTAATAGGCTGAGTGAATTTCACTATAACGCCGATAAATGCCGCTAACTCAATCACAGTCAAGACTGCCGTTCCGATCAAACTAGCGTTGTCCATTGGACTGTTCCCCCTTAATCAGAAATGTGCGTACTATCGGATTTCGATGCAAGGTAAAAAACAAACCCTACTCCGGCGGCGATAGTACAGACCACCGCAATAGGGATAATCAGCCACAACTTCATACCGTTACCCCCTGTTGTATATAGTTCGTCCCCACCACAAACGTGGCGGGGACTTTATCCTGTGTTGTTAGTAGGTAAACCTGTTTATTACAACTGTGTTTCCGTGAACATTGATGCGAAAACATTCTGTCTTGACGGCTTCGGAACCGGCGCTTGTATAAGTTCTTAAATGCCACGCATCGTACGCGCCGCCCACAGATTCTCCCTCAGAAAGATCGTCTCGGGAACCAAATATGATAATGTTTTCGTTGGAAACACTACTGCCGTTATTAACGTTGAACCGAAGCCGAACAGGCCCGTTTTCCATCGCCTGGCTCAACGCATGACCAACATCAGATACTATCTGAACTGTATCGTCTTCTATTGTTGCATCAAGTGCGTCGAGTCCAAACTCAACAAGGTCAAAGAACGGAATCGGTGTCGGAGGCAAAAAAACAGGGTCTAGCTTTTTGAGGATTTCCGGCTTCTTGATGGTAACTCGCATAGTTGCGTTCACATCTTGGAACATAAGCAGCCCTTCCCCGCCAACCGTATCTACATATTCCGGATGAACGGAGAGTATGGCCATTGTGTATATGTCGTAGGACAGAATACATTTAACGCCAATCTCCACTCCACCTTCAACATACGGCTCACCTACTCCGGACATCGAAACAACGAGTTCGCCAAACTCAACCGAGGCAATATATTCAGCACCAGCATAAATGTCCGGTCTTTTTTCCAGTACCGCAACACCATCAACGAAGGGTACATCCTCGTCCAAAATAATCTCCTCATCTTCTTTGTAGTGCGTTCTGTTGAGGATGTGTCCCTCTTTGTAAGAGGGCGCATTATAGTCCGGCTGATGGATATATTTCTGCGGGAGCTTATGAACGATTTCCACCGTGCCAGCAATGGAAATAGTCAGCTCCGTGGAGCCGTCAAGGGGCTGAATCGCAGCGGTAAAACCCGCCTCAGCCGCAAATTCATCGGGAGCAATCATAATAAGAAACGGTTCGCCTGTATCGTCACCAATACCTATTGCGGAAAGGTTGCCTAGTACAGGTGTCATAACACCTTCCACATCAAACTCACCGCATACGCAAGTGTATTCCGTGCCGTTCCAGTTTACGGTGTATTCCTCGCCCGTAATAACGAGGATGGGGTCGGTAAGAATAAACTGACCTGCATATTCAATAAACGCCGGGGAAGTCTCCGCCAGCACCGTATCCACGGTTACTTCGGAATAGAACGGACGGTTCAGCACATGACCGGGTTCGCCCTCTGCGGCGTTCCAGTCAGCACCACCCGGAGCATCCTTCCACTCTGTACCGTTTTCCGTTTTCGTAAGCACCTGCCCCGGCGTGCCATCCGTGGGCAATGCGTTCTCAAATACACGCTGTTCCCACTCGGCAAGAACATCGGAGTACTCCTCCAAGATTTCTTCCCCGTTGTCGATACCCTCACCAACGGTCACACCCTTGTATTTTTCCGTGTTCCATGCGTATTCAACAACATCATCGGGAATACACTTGAAACTCACGATAAAGCAAAGGGAACCGGCGTATTTCGTAGCCTCACGAGAGATAACCCAACGGGCATAAACTTCCGTCTCGTCCTCATTCAAGCCGAAATCAGACACACGGAAAACACCGGGGTTCTGCTGCCCGTTTCCAAGGTTGATAAAATGAACCTCCACACGGTTGCAAGAGGACATATCATGGCCCTCAATATATCGGGGAAGGTGGAACGTATAAACTTCCGAATTGTGGTCACCCTGTACCAGTTTGAGGCAGTCGGTAGACCGGGGAGAAACAATCCGGGTAGCCGGATCAATAACAAATGCTACATCTTCATCAATAACGCTATGCAAATGGCTCATTCTCATTACCTCCTTAAACACTAATTACCCAAATTTCAAGCGGGATCATGCTTCCGTTGTCTGTCACAGAAGATCCGTTATGTTGATATCTTGCGTCTCCAAAAGTTATTGTTTTAGCCGTGGGGTTAATAGTGACTTCTCGTTGTCTCGAATACCATATACCGTCAACAGAATGCCAATGGCTTGTGTAGCCTAGGGTTTCCCGTCCTTCTTCCGTGAGAAATTCTTCAATATGCTCATGGTTATGAGGCGTATATTTGTCACTACTCTCAATAAGACAACGAATTTTCACAAACTGCCGACCTTTGAGGCCGTCAATGGTCAATGTCTGACCGGCAAACTTTTCAGCCGGGGCATCATTAACCCACACCCTTTCCCATACACAATGGTCAATGGTATAAGGCGTGGTTTTCGGAGAAGCGCACTCCTCACAGGCCACCATAACTTTACCGTTGCCGTTATCCTCACCATAAGGCGCACAAGGCACAAACGCCCCGGAGTGATATTCATAGCCCACAGAATCAATGTCAGAGGGCAAGGGGCCGCAATCATTGACAACGGTAGCATTCTGGAATACTCGTCCTGTAACAGTACAAACAACCGTACCGCCGGTTGAGAGAAAACAAGAATCGCCATAGGCCAAAACCCTATTGCCCGATACAACTAACTGTGTCATGCCTTATCCCTCCTTTGCTACAAACGATGTCCCGGTGTATCTCAGCTCGTAGCGTTTTCCGGGCTGCAGAATCGTGTTTACCATTACCCCGTTCAAGGTGTTATCCAACACGCCCACGGTGTTGATCGCATTCGGGGTCTGAATTAAAAGAAGCTGTCCAACAGTCCACTCCGTAGGGAGGCCGCTTGCCACGGTGAACACGTTTCTATACACGTTTGCTGTCCATGCCGTTATAGCCCACTCATACAGGCGCATAGTGTTCTCCGTTCCCTGAGTGAACAAGAGACGATACCGGGAATACTCAGCCGTGTTATTAAATGTCCAGTCCTCTGCCCCGTCTGTGTTGCCGGTTTTCGTGGCTATGTCTGTCCATGCTCCACCGTTGGAGCCTTGGAATTTTACAGAGAAATAATCATACGAATAGGAAAACCAATTAACCCGGAGGCCGGAAATAACAATGCGTGTACCAAAGTCAAGAGCAATCCACGTTTCCCCTGTGTCACTCTCAGCCGCCCAGTATGTACTATCAGAACCGTCAAAGGCATGGTCAGCCAGGTTGGGATAGTCGGGGTAACTAGATGTAAGTTTATAACTTCCGCTGGTAAATTCCGTGTAAGATTCTTCAACCCACCCAGAGGACGGGAGAAGGTTTGTAGAACCCGTTGTGGATGTAAGCACATTTCGCACCACGCTGGGAGTGTACAACCGGCCTGTCAATCGGCTGTGGACTATGCTGTCAAAATATGCCTTGTTCAGCGGCGTTCCCTGTACCGTGGGGCTGTCCGCTCTCTCTATCTGGTAAATATCACCGTTTACATGGGTAAGCCTCACACGCCCAGGATAGGCCGGAACCCTGTTTTGGAATACTTTTTCAATCATTATACTTCGCCTCCGTAAAGGTCACCGCAGTAGTAATATGCCGCTATCATGTTCTGGATAAGTTGGTGAATGTCAAGGGCTATTTGTTCTATGTCGTTAGCCTCTTGAATACTCAGCGCACCAACATTTTTTGGAGCTGCCGGGGTGGACGGGAACCGGGCTAACGCCTCCCGGATGGTCGATACACAAAAGAGATATTCTGTCAAGTCGGCCCCGGTTGGTATGTCACCCACCGCCCAAGATGTCTTTGCGGTAAAGGTGGTGAGATACCCCGCCTCTGTCAGCCTGTCCCTCAGATCATTAAGCGCAGCACCCACACGGTTCAGGTCGGTATAGTTGTATGAGCCTTTCATGCCAGCCGCCCACTCGGTAGCCTCTTCATGGGTAAATATGTCCATGCCCTTGTCTCTTAGGGTTCTGAATCTCTCGTAATCTGCCCCGGTTCGGTCTGTCACAAGAGCAGAATAGTCAAAGCTCATTCTCTCACCCCTCAATCAAGTATGATTTCGGAATCGCTGACCACAATCCCGGTACACGATACGGTCATTTTTGTCAAGTGACCGTTTACCGCTTCGCCCCACGGGAGATATACGCCCACCCTGTCACCCGTGGTATAGCCGTCTAGAATATGCTCCACGGAATAAGTTTCACGCCGCCTGTAATACTCCATGATGTTATCAGCAAGCGCCTGGGCATTGCTCAGGTTCACCAAATGGGAACCGATGAATTTCACCTTGTTAGGCAGATCGGTTGCTATTGCGTCCGGGTTATAGGCGTGTTTTGTCTCCGTATAATATCTGTACTGCACCCCGTTGTGTTCGATGTATTCATCACCCTCTCCGGGCCGTTCATCGAAAATAACATAGGCCGTAACAGTTACCTCCGTGACGGTATCACTTATGTCAACCTTACCGCCTTTGTAGGTCTCCTGTGGGGGAATACTCACACCCTCACCCGTAGGCATGGGAAAGAGCTTGATTTTGTTTGTTCCCGCTGTGTCCACTACCGCACCCAGAGCAAAGGCAATAGCTTGGAGAGCTTCACGCTTTGACCCCGGTTCGATGTAGCCCCTCAGGGTGGCCCCGGAATAAGCCGGGTCTATGTCAAACTCAAAAGCCCCGGCAAAGACCTCTGACAAAATGGTCTCTAGAGGGGTATCGGATATCCATAGCCCACCCGAATATTCGTCCAAATCAAGAACGCCGATAGCATCAGAACAGGAAATAGAGTAGTCGTTTGCCCCTGTTCTTACACCCGATTCAAGGTAGAACACACCCAGGAGGGAATCCCCGTTGTAAGCCTCAACCGGCTGTTTTCTCTGGAATACATAATCCACACGTTTCAGGCTGTGGAAATCAGCATCAAGCACATTGACGGGGACAACATCAGAGATCAAGCTGCACTCTTGGATCACCCGGCCCCCGGTCAGCTCTCTTCCGTCAAAATTACGGGTAATGCCAAAGGTGATTTTTTCGACCTTGACACGCTTCCCGGGGAGGCTCGTTCTGTAGAAAACGAATTTTACCTTGTCATATCCCTCAACCGTGTTCTCTATGAGAAATTCCGGGCTGTCGGGGTAATAAAGTTTATTCGTCTTTGCTCTACCATCCGCATACCACCAAACAGACATCTGTGAGCAATATTCCATCGTCTCCGGGGAAAACCGAATTGTGATCCCGGTGGAAGTATGCTTTTTGGAGAAAGTGACATCAATGACCGGGGTTTCGTCAAAACCGCCGGTAGCCCCGCTAATCTGTGTTGACCAGAAGGCAAGGCGCTGATTTGTCCGCACCTTGTAATCATGGGAAAGCCCCCAACCATTCAACTCTAGCGTTGCAATAGCCGGAGGCTCAACCCCAAAAGGAAGGGCGGCAACATCAGAAAAGCTCTCCACCAAACCGGCGGTCACAGTCGCATCTTCCGCAGCACCAACCGCTATATCGTTGTAAATGAGCTTTAGCATAGTTTCACCGCCTTAATTGACCTGACATTCCATCGGCCTAAATTCCACGGTCAGGTCATCCCAACCCACAAAATCCGTGGTATCGTCTATGTAATCAACGGAACGGCTTGCGGTGTTGTATGCCGCCTCATAGTTGATCACAGTCTGACCGTGGACAATATCAATCACGACATAAGGCCGGATTGAACCAAAAAGATAATTTACTAGGTCTTCAAACTTTTCCGGGTCATCACCGGGAGAAAAGGTGACTTTATGACCTATCTTTATGCCTGTAATGTCCCTGATCTCCCGGTCACGATAAAGGGCGTTCCCGGAGTTCGGCCCCTCTACCACTTCAAAGGTCTCTTGAATCGCTGTCACAAGCGAATCAAACTCAACCCCGTCTATTTTTACAAGAGAAATCATTCTTTCTCACCTCACGAATAGGACACACCCACACGGGCAGTTTCCACGGCTCCAACATCCACAAACGCACGGCCCAGCTCACGCTTATCAAGCTGCAGAACAATAGGCCGTTTATTAGAGCTGCCCCGGCGATATTCAGCCGCAAGACTGTTAATCCCGGCGCTCTGCATACCAACCGCCTGCGCTACCTCAGAGAAGCCATTGTCTCGTGCCGTAGAATAACCCACACGGGCGTTTTCTGCGTTGACCGTGGCTTGTACCCTTGCGGTCATGTCTTTCATTCTGGTGTTGATATCGGCCTCTACATCGGACATGGAATCCTCAAAGCCAACGCCAACACCTTCGCCGGACATTTCACCGATCCATTTGAATTTCTTAGACGGGGACGCAATGCCAAGGACATTTTTAGCAGCCGTAAACAGCCCGGAGGCAAGAGAGGAAACCTTGCCCGTCAGCCAGTCCCAGCCGGCACTAAGGCCGCTCCAAATGCCGGAAATGATGTTGTCGCCAACGCTGAAAAAGTCGTCAACAATTCCATCAAAAGCGCCTACGATGTTGTTATATAGGTCTGTGAAGTATCCAGTTACAGAATCCCACACACCCGTAATACCGGCCCAAGCATCGGAGAAGATACCGCTAAACCACGAGCCAACAACCGCAAAGACGGCCTTGATATTTTCCCAAACTGTTGCATAATACCCCGCCCAGGTACTCACAATCCCCTTGATTCCTTCCCAAGCGCCTGACCAATTCCCGGTAAAGACATCTTTCACAACGGAGAAAATCAGTTTGATAGAATCCCAGATAGCTTGGAAGTATGCCGCTATGGTTGTACCGTCAAAAACCTCTTTGATTGCCGCCCACGCATCGGAAAACCATGTGCTAAACTCAGCGATCTTTTCAGAAAACCACGTTGTTACAGTTTCCCATGTTTCCTTGAACCAGTCAGCAACAGCACCGGCGATCTCTTTGATACTCTCCCAGAGACCAATCCAAAACTCACGGAACCCCTCGCAGTTGTTCCAGAGGTAGAGGAATCCAGCCACGAGCAAGGCAATACCGGCAATAATGAGCGTAACCGGGAGAAATGCCCCTTGCATTGCCACGCCCAGCCCGATAAAGGCCGTTTTGAGCGTGTTGATAATCATAAGACCGCCAAAGGCCACGACAAGCACAGCAACCGCCGCCGCTACACCTATCAAAACACCCTTGATAATAGTTGCCGCTGTTTCATGATCCCGCATCCATGCGGAAAGCTCTTGAATCTTTTCGGCAACCGTCTGGATCACCGGCGTAATGGCTTCCAGGGCGTTGGCTTTAAGGTTCGTCCATGCGGTTGTAACAGGCTCCAAGGCTGCGCCAATGTCTGCCTGTGCCTGTTCCATCTGGTTTGTGGCATCTCTAGCCGCCTGAGTGGAGGCTGTCAGCTCGTTGTATTCGGCGGCTGCGCTCTCATAGGCCGTGTTAAGAGTAGAGGTAATAAGCGTGGCTCGTTCCTGTTCCGTGGTACAAGCCGCCAACGCCGCATTAAAGGCATCTTCCGCACTTTCGCCCTTTTTAATGGCTTCTGCAAACGCCTCTTGCTGGGGCGTTCCCTCTCCTAGAGCTTCATTCCATTGTTCATTGCTCAAAGTAGCCCAGTTGATAGCATCGGCAAGGGGGCCAACCACAGAGCCTACTTTGGCAGATTCATTAGCCGCTTCTGTCAGTCCCTCAATGGGGAGGGAATCACCGAATTTCGCTGTTACACCGGCAGCAATATCCGACCATTTAGCAAGTTCTTCTTCGCTTTGGGTCAGCTCCGCCAAATGGTTGACCGCTTCCACGCTTCGGTCACTTTCGCCAAGGATCTTATAGAAATCGTCATAGGCTTGCTGTGCCGTTTCCGTGGAATGTCCGGCAGTTGTGAAAGCCGTTTCCAGCTTTGCCATGTCTTCCCGGTATTCTCTTGTCTCGTCCGAGAGAGACGTTAGAGAGGCAATAGCATCACCAACCGCTGAGATCAGAGCGCTTACACCGTCTGCGATAAAGTTACCGGCGGCGATATTCGCAGTATCAAATCCCTCTCCGGCTTTCTTTGCGCTATCGCCCAGATTATCAAGCGAACCCCCGGCATCCTCGGCGCTGTCCGCTACATCATTAAGCTCTTGCTCGAAACCGCTGTCATCGGCCTCAATGTCAATTACAACTTTGCCGTCCGCCATATTTCATCACCCCTTAAAGGCGTTATCAAGGCGGCGTTTGACATAATCCCTCATCTGTGCATCACGCTCGGCAAGGGTCATTTTTTCGCCGCTCTTTTTGATTTCGATTTTCTTTCGGATTTTGGCAATCCGCTGTTTTTCCTTTTTGGGGAGGTCTTTCAATTCACAAGTTCTGTAATATATGCGCTTCATAAATTCGCTCTCTTCTGGAAGTCCCATCAAGAGCTTGCGGAACACCCACCAATGGAGATATACGGTTGAGAGGTCAATGTTATATGCCTGAAAAAAAGAGGTATATATTGCGTCTGCATCAACATCAAACGCATACCCCTGTTTTGTGGCCCTGTGTTCGCCTGTGTCGGCTTTTTCGTCCTCGGTGGTATCTGTTTCCGTTCCGCATT